CGCTAAAGATTGCAGGAAAACCCTTAACGAAGGATAGGTCATGAAAAAATTCGTCAGTGAGTGGGATGTCGGCAGAACCTTAGGTTGCCCTGCGGTGGCCGGCACCCCTTACTGGACGACTCCTCGATGGCAGGGGTGTCCAGAAGATATGATGTGGAACCAAGAGAAAAAGATGGATGACTTGTTTAAGGATGGCTACATTCATGTGCGTTTGGTCTACCATGAATGGCGTTGGCACCCAATAAAGCATACGTATAGGGACTTTATATATCCTGCTGGGGCTCCTCCGCAATTAGGTGACATACAACACATGCTTGGTGATGTATATGTAGAACGGCTAATCGCATGGTCACATTACAAAGCTCCTGAACAATCATTAAACCCTAATTCCACAGACAGAACTTTGTATGTAGATGATGAGGGGCGTTTAAAGAATTTACCAGAGAACTATCATGTGCGTGACCATGTAACCATTGATCCTATACATCAGAAGTTAAGAGGCGATGTGGTCATATTCATAAAAGGAGACCTTGATTAATGGATAACAACCAAAAGCGTGCATGGGATTTAGATAAACGTATCCTATGGCTACGATCTACAGGTATGACCTACAAGGAAATAGGTAGTATATTAAAATTATCTATAGGTCACATAAGTAATAAATGTAAGGAACTGGGCGCTATTAAAGGCCCACGTTCCGAATCTAAGCAGAGTACTAAACGTAGAATAATAGAGACTCATTTACGCGAGGGGCTTCTTACACCCAAAGAGATAGCGGAACATGTAGGAGTCACAAAACAATACATAAGTTTAATACGGAAAGGACTATCGAATGATATTCAGAGAGCCGTGGAATAAAGATCCTAATGATGAAACCATTAATAATAAGGGCTATGTATTCTCTTATTGGTTTGAAGACATGAAGTATGGCCCGTTCTTTACTGTTGAGAAAGCTATAGATGATTTTATATCTAAGTTGTCTATGGCCTCAAATTATAACGAGTCTGATTTACCACGTAAGTTAATACAAAGTATGTTGACTTTTGAAGCGTTAATAAAAGAACTAACAGAGGAGAATAAACACCTAACAGATGATGTAGTAAAGCTTGAATGGGATTTAAATAACATAACATCCAATATAGATAGCCTTAAGAAAAAATATGGAGCGTGATTATGAATGAAACAGCCGAAGATATAGCCGAGCGCCTTAAAGACGAGAACCAAACTGCTCCTCAACCTGTAAGTCCTGAGGCGTTGAAGGTTTTGGCTAATATTTTAAATGTGGCCACAGAGAATAACATGATGAAAGATACAGATTCTAGCCGCATTCAGGCTATACTAAAGGTTAATCCATCATTACGGCTTAGTAATCTTGCAAGGAGGTTAAATTCAATTAAGCGTATGCTCAAAGAAATGAAATCTTATGACTCAAGGTTTGATATACTCTTAGAAAGGAGCGATGAAGAGTTACAGGGAATAGAAATAGTAAGTCAAATGCTACCAAACTTTAAACCATTAGAGGAGGAACAAGCTCGTGAGGATAATTAATGACCAAGACAACGGTGTATCACCAGAAGATTTGATAGAAGTCATAGAAAATCTACATAACCGTGTACAAATACTGCATGAACTTGTGCAAATGAACCGAAAGGAGATAAACAAGTTAAAAAGAGAGGAGCCTGACATAGATGTGGTATGAGTTATTGTTCTTCGGGTTCTTCGTTCTCTATTCTATTAGCGCTGTATGTGGGTGGATAATGAAGCTCGTAAAAAAAGATGACAAGTGAGAAAGATTTCTCTTGACAAGTTGTAGATTAATGTTATATTTGTATTATCATTTAGATGTATTCACTTAACCTTATTACAAGGAGATATAAGATGGCTAATGCAACCATCACCGTTAAGTCCCCAAAGACGGGACGTGAAGTATCATTCGAGCGTGACTTCGGTAGCAACATTGAAGAGAGCGTTCAGTTGTTTGGATCAGAAGTTGTTCATAGTGTGTTCACGGCTCAGGCTACGATCCGAGCCCAAGGCGCTGCTCGTTCAGTTCTTGACAAAGAAGATAAGTCTGTTGAGGATGCTTTGAAGGCTGGTGAAACCTATACCCCAGGTGTTGTAAGACGTGGTGGCGGTTCTAAGAAAGATCCGTTTAGCGTACTGGCTGCGAAGATCAACTCGGGACAGTTGTCACAAGAAGAAATTCTTGCAGAACTCGACAAGCGTCTTAACGCATAGTTCTAGTTCCCTATGCGTAACGGGTGGGAGGGTACCCAATGGCCCTCTCACCCTATTTTTTTACCTTTAACAGATATTATAAGATGAGCTATAAAACGGTTTTTATTGTAAACGATAGTGGTCATGACTTTAGCGCTGCTGAACCCTTCGGCAAGTTAGTATACCTAACAAAGGGGCTCTATGATAGATACAATGTAACTGGCATGTATCGTGAGTTCGAGCCTAAACTGTGTGACTCTTCCCCTGAAGACTTTATACTTCATAGCGGGCCTGGCATTATGAGTGCCGTAGCTTGCTCCATCTTTTCTGCTAAACATGGCAGACTTAATCTATTAATATGGAGAGGTGAAGACAACGGTAAACAGCGCTACGTTCAACGTAGGCTTTCATTTAACAAGGACTAAATAAGATGCAAGAGCATGAAACTTGGCAAGTACTGGATGCCACTAAAATCCAGACCTATATGCGTTGCCCTCGTAAGTTCTTTTACAATTATGTACTGGGCTGGAAATCAGAGATACCAAGTAACCATTTAGTATTCGGCAGTGCGTGGCACATGGCAATGGAAGTCCTGCTTGACAAGGGCTATACAGCTGAGTCTTGTGCTGAAGGTTATAAAATTGCTGAGAACCATATACGTGAGTTCTTCCCGCCTGAATGGGATAATGGTAACGCTCCTAAAACTCCTGCAAATATATTCCGTTCACTTCCTATGTATTGCAAAACTTATCAAGAGGATGACTTCAAGGTCGAACATATTGAAGTAGCGGGTAGCGTGGCTATTGGGCCTGGAAAGTTACTCCACTTCAAGACTGATGCTATATGTAAAGACCATCGTGGAATCTTTAGCCTTGAACATAAGACAGGCAGTCGCTTCAGCAATTCATGGGGAGCTCAGTGGAGACAGAAGATGCAGATCGGTGTATATAGCCATGTTCTATATTGTATGTACCCAGAGAATGAAGTATACGGAGTTATAATTAATGGTACTTTCTTTGCTAACGAACCTAAACGTAAGAAGGATGGTGAACTATACGCGGGCGCTCGTGACACAGAGTTCAGGCGTGTGCCGTGTCGTAGAACACTCCAAGCAATGGAGGCTTGGTTAGTTGAGACGGAAGAAATCTATGACCGTATACAGAATGACTATAACAGATTATCGGAGGCAACTGAAGATGAGTCCATCCTTAAAGCTTTCCCACGTAACACGGAGTCTTGTTCAGATTATGGCCAATGCCCATTCCTTGATTACTGTTCTGTTTGGAATAACCCTTTACAACATTGTGGAGAGCCGCCTGTAGGGATGGAAGTAGACCACTGGGATCCACGTAAAGCTGATACTATACGGGAGGTCGTGGAATTATGAGTAAGAGAAAGAAGAAAGCTAAAACAAAAGAGCGTGACTATTATGACGGAAAGATGTCTAAGAAGGTATGGACTCAAAGACGGAACAGAGCTAAAGGACAGTTTGCTTTCATGCTTGGCACGGGTGTTAGCATACAAGGTGACTTGCATCATGCACTATCCGAAAGCGAGAAGACACAACTGCTTGCCGCGAGAAGAGTTATAGTAAGAATATTAGAAGACTGGGAAGAAGAAACACCTATAGCTAAAGAAGAATACGGAGAGCTAGTATAAATCGTAATGAGTGATGTCGATTTTACTTGACAAGTTCCAAAAATACATTATATTATATGTATATTAAATAACATTCTATTCTATTTTCTATTTACTAAGGAGAGCTTATGCAGACCTTTGTTCCATTTGACGATGTTCACTTATCTGTTGAGTGTCTTGATTATAAGAGACTCGGCAAGCAACGTGTAGAAGCGTCCCAGATTATCAAAGCACTTACCCTAGATAACTATGGATGGAAGAATCATCCAGCTACCAAGATGTGGGCTGGATATATTCCTGCACTCAAGTGGTATCACGACATATGTATAGCAGAATGGATTAGTCGTGGGTTCAACAACACTATGGAAAAGTTTGCTCCCATACTTGAGAACATAGAAATGCCTAAGTGGTGGGGCGATAACCGTGTGCATGCCTCTCATAGAGCTGCGTTGCTGTGGAAAGAACCGGATCATTACAACCAATACGGATGGAAAGAAAGTCCTCGTGTAGATTATCATTGGCCTACAGAGGAGAAATAAGATGACTGAATCAAGTAGCGATAAGTTCCTTCGCATCAAAGAAAGAGCGGAGGCAACACGCAACCGTTATGCGGAGAGTAGTAGTAAGTATTCTAACTTCCTTGTCTATGGAGACTTCGGTACGGGTAAGACACAACTAGCTAGCACATGTCCTACCCCAGTCTTCATTGACTCGTTTGACCCAGGCGGAACCAAGACGTTAGCACTCCAAGATGGTATCGAGAAAGGTGATATTATCGTGGAGAATAAGTGGGAGGCTGATTCATGGAAAGACCCGTTCGCATTCAATGAGTGGGAGAAAGAAATGGAACAGCGTAAGAAAGAAGGCTTGTTCGATCATATTGGAACCTATGTTCTTGATAGTGCTACGAAGTGGGCTGACTGTATGATGTGGGAGATACTCCGTAGAGGTACTCGGGGTAAGACTCGCAAAGGTGGTAACCCAGAATTACAGGACTATCTTGTTCAGCAGATGACCGCAGTGGACTGGCTTGGCGTTCTAATGGGTTATCCTTGTCATACACTTGTAACGGGACACATAGGACTTATTAAGGATGAGGTATCAGGTAAGATCGAAACAGGACTCTTGCTTGCCGGAAAGCTGAGTGAGAAGGTACCTCTTGTCTTTGATGAGAAGTATGTATCAATGGTAAAGAACTCATCTGGCGGTGTCAACCATACACTGCTAACCAAGAACGATGGGTACTACAAAGCCGAGACTCGTATGGGTGGCTCACGTTTCGAGCAGAACGAGAAGCCTGACATCAATGCCTTACTTCGCAAAGCAGGTCGTGATAACGCTAACAAGGAGAGTTTATTCTAATGTCATATCCAGACTACTTAGAGAACGAGGAAGATAGTTATTACGAAGAAAAGAGTATAGAAGAAATAGAGAACATGGTTCCTTATGAGGGAACAGAATTTAAAGCATTAATAAAGTATGGTTCTGATATGCTTGCAGGTGAACACAAGACCGTTATAGTTGTAAAAAGTATACACTCAGGCTTGCAACGTATTCACCGTTTAGATGTACCTTTAGCTACGTTTAAAGAGCGTTTAAAGGAAAGACATATAAACAGATTGTTCATACAGGACTTGTTTCCAGAAATAACAAGCGAGCAACGTGAAGCTCTTCTGACTGGTATATCAGACAGTGAGTGGAATGAACTTTATCCTAAAGAAGAAGAAACGGTGTAGAGGTGGAGACCGACAGTCGAGGGAATCGTTCTCTCATGGGAAGACAGAAGCCTCCGCTTCTACACCACTTATGGGCTCAGGAACCCCATTCAAAAATCTTTTATTATCGTAACTGTGTTTCCAAATGGTACACAGTAGTCTTTATCTTTTATTAAACTAAAGGAGAAACCCAAATGGGAATCTTAGATGTTAACTTGAATGATGCTGAAGAACTGAAAACGTTGAAAGATGGTGAAGAAGTAATGCTACGGATTGGTCGTGCGGAGGAAACTCCTAATCGTAACGATCCTAGCCGTTTCAATCTTGCACTTACGTTTGATGTTCCCGATGATAAACTTGTAGACGATATACGTGTATGGCTACCTATTCCTTCCGCATCCACTAAGGAAGATGATCCAAAGCGTTACGTCAAACAAGTTAACCGTTTCAAACAGTTCTGCGACTGCTTCGGTATAGATACTGGTGGCAGTATTCAGACTGAAGATATGTTAGGACTTGAAGGATGGGTTATCATTGCTGAGGACACTGGATTAAATGGTGAACCACAAAATAGTGTACGCCGTTTTATCAAAAAGAAGTAACCCTCTAGCAACATTCTGAAGATCGAGAGGCGGGCTAACCTCGGAGTCATAGTTATATTATGAGTCCTACGAGTATACTCGCCTCTCTTTCTTTTTACTTAACGAGGAGATATGCGATTAACTT